CGTGCTTCGCGTTGTTCAGGCGGTTGCATTATATCTCTGTCATAATCAAACATGAGCATACACCTTTCCAAGTTCCAGCACTCGCTTCACATATCTGGCCTTGGATGTTAGTCCAAGATCCAGTAATTCGTTTTTTCTTCATGATTGGCCAAAAGCCATACACGGTTTTCAAGTTCAATTCTAGTCATTAGCGTCTCTTTTGCTCTACCCAAAATACTTTGCATAGCGTGCTCTTCGTGGTTCTGGTAAGGCTAGAGGCTCAGGTCGCAATCCTTGAGGCGGTTCGTTGTCAAACGTAAAGCCCTTGAACTCCCGACGGATATTCTTGCGAATTTGTTCTCTTTCAATTTCACGGCCCATTTCAAGCAATTCATCACAAGTTCTAATCACTTGCGTATCATACTCTTCTTGAAGTCGTCTTTCTTCCTCTTTTTGCTTTTCTAACTGATGAGCTAGAAACCCTGCGCTGATAAATCCCAAAATCACTGCGCCAGTTCCTAAAAGCTGGCTAATTAGTGGTGGTTCAAACATTTTTATCTCCTTACGCTCTTAATTTTCGTACTTCTTTCTCTAATTCTAAAATTTCATAAACATCATTGACATCATACATAATATCTTTCCCTTGCTTACGAAATCTTAATCCTTTTCGTTCTAACTTTTTGATATAGCCATGATTGAAGCCGAACTTCTTCATCAAAGCCTGTTGATTGATTGGCATGCGATCATTCTCTAACTGCTCCTTGACTTGCTTTTCAGCAAAGGCCAGTAATTGGTTTGTGAACAATTCAGCACTTTCGCCGTCCAATCGTAATTGTAACGTTATACCTTCCATTTTCTACATCCTCTCAACTATGCGGGCAAGCATTTTTGTGATATAATGATTTTAATTGTTTTAGTATGTGCCTGATTGCCGTCAGGTGCTTTTTTGTTGTCTTCTAGACTGTCTTACTTTCTAGTGCCCTGAGTTCTATCTCATGGCTGACTTGTTTTAATAGCTTCTCACACGCTATTTTAGCTTCTCTGTACGTTGTAGATTCGCTGATGAAGTAATCAGCAAGTTCGATGATTTTATCTTCCAATTCTAACTACCTTTCAAATGTGGTATAATCAAAATAAAAATGATTGGAGAAATCTTATGTCTAAAAAAACTTGTTTTATCGTTTGTCCTATCGGAGAAGATAACTCTGAAATTCGGAAACACTCTGATACGGTATTAAAATACATTATCACACCTGCTCTTTCGCAAGATGAGTTTGATATTATTCGTGTTGACTCATTACCTACAGTAGATAGAATCGACCAAACGATTATAGAATATTTACAGACCGCTGACCTAGTAATAGCTGATATGACTGGTCATAATGCCAATGTTTTCTATGAATTTGGGTACCGTCAAGCACTTGGTAAGCTCGTCATTCCTATCATAGAAGAAGGGCACTCTATCCCGTTTGATGTTACTACATTAAGAACTATAAAATATGCGACAAATGATTTAGACAAAGCTAACACTGCAATAAATCGACTAAAGGAAGCAATTGAAATTTTTGATTTTGAGAACCAAGCTGATTCCTCAACTATCTCTCCATCAAATCTAGACACTTCTATTTTGACAACTATAAATAATAAATTAGATGCCATCATGGATCTTCTCGCTCAAAATAATGCGACTATTATTGACACGGTAGCTGAACAAGTAGCCAAACACTCTAAGACAGAACAAACTATGGAAGAGCGTATGCTAGCTTTGATACTCCCTGAAATGATTAAAAACCCTGAGTCACTCAATGCTTTTGCGAACTTGGCTCAGAAACAAACTGGTCAGTCCTAAGTTTTAAAGCATCTAGGCTACCTTTTAAGAATGACGTAGTCAACTCGACTTCATCCAACTTCTCAGCAATATATGTCACGGTCCTCAATATCTCGTTGAGGGCTGTTCTTTCTAGTTCGTTCATCGTTTTTTCCTTTCTAGTCTTTTAGAAATGATTTCTACATCTGAGTCGTCCAGTTTCAACTGGTCGGCTTTTTCATTTAAACGAGCTTCGACAACTTGGTTAATTTCAAACCATTCTCGTTTTGTAAATTGGCTTCTGAATTTTAGAAATTCGTTTAGTTTTTCTTTCATCCTGCTCCTTTCTGTCTCTAATCTCCATTTCTGCTATAATATAAGCAGAAAGGAGGTGATTTTATGAAATCCTTTAAAGAATTTCGAGAATCTTTAACAGCTGAAGATATGCAAGCTATTGCTGCTAAAGCTAATGAAGCTACTAAACAGATTGACCATACAGACGGATTGCAACTTGGGATGGTCAGTAGTTTAACTTCTGCAATAACTACTATTGAGTTACTTGAGAAGTATCATGAATGGCTTCATAGCTAAGACGCTTGAATTTTTCTAAGTCTATCTGAAAATTGATAGGCTTTTTTCTTTTCCCACTATACGGATATCGTCTTGGTCTCATTTCTTTCTCCTTTGTATTTATTTTTCTACCCTCTCTTTTATTTATTAAGAGAAGTAGGACTTGTTGTTAGTTAATATTTATTGTTATTTAATACTTGTTGTTAGTTAGTATTTATTAGTGCCTAAATTTTCTGATTTGTAAAATACAGATTTGTAAAATACAGATTTGTAAAAATCGGAAATGTAAATTCTAACCTGTGGATAACTTAGATATACTTTCATTCAATCTCTGTTTCATGATTTCAAATTGAAAATCAGATATTTTTACATCTGAGAAAAATCTGAAAACACGAACTCCTTTACCGCGTCCCATGCCTTTTTTAACAATTCGTAGGTAGCCATTTTTTTCTAATATTTTGAAGTAGCTATCAACTGTGTCTCGACTAACACCTTTCCGCTTAGCTATTTCTTCTGGATAAACTTGCCAGTTTGGGTGATTAGCCAGCACCACCATCATGATGCCAACAGCTGTAAAATCTAACGCAGGATCGTTGATAAAGCTATTACTAACAGCTGTGTAGTCATCAGTTGGATTCCTGAAAGATGAATTGGCAATCTAAATTTTTAAAGTCCGTCATACGCTCTCCTTTCTATTTCTAATTTCCTTATCAACTGCTCATTCAAGTCGTTTCTAGATAGCTTTTTCTAGTCTTTTAGAAATGATTTCTACATCTGAGCCGTCCAGTTTCAACTGGTCGGCTTTTTCATTTAAACGAGCTTCAATGACTTGGTTAATTTCAATCCATTCTCGTTTTGTAAATTGGCTTCTGAATTTTAGAAATTCGTTTATTGTTTCTTTCATGCTTTGTCCTCCTCAAATCTTTCCCACGACTCGCTGATTCGCAATTTTTTATTAATGCGAAGCTTCAAGTCATCACTTCCTTTGCCATCTTTGAAAAGTTGTGTGATAGCTGATGGACTAACACCTACAACAATGGCCAAGTCCGTCTGTGACCATCCACGTTTCTCAATTCGCTCTTTTACAAGCTCAATCCACTTACGATGTTGTTGGCTCATGTTCCTCCTCCTTTTTAATTAGTTAAGTTAAAGAGTTAGTAAATTATTTTATAAAATGCTTGACGAAATTAATGTATAGTATTAAAATGAAAGCATAATTAAAAACCTTGATAAAACCTTATATCTATCAATTTTCTTGCTCGCCAAAGCTATTTATTTTTAGATAAGTTTTAACTTCGTTTTTTACTAACTCATTAACTTACAAAAACTATTTTAGCGTAAACGCAAAACAATGTCAACTATTTTTTGCGTATTTTATAAAATATTTTTTGTCATGTCTTAGAAAGGCTGATAAATCAATGTTTTCTACTTTTGAAATCGTAAAAGATTTATGTGAAAAACAAGGGATTTCGCTAAACACTTTAGAAGATAAGCTAAAGCTAGGCAAGAATTCTTTGTATGGGTTGAAAAGGAATCAACCGTCTGCTGAACGGCTGCAACAAATCGCCGACTACTTCAACGTGTCCACGGATTATTTATTGGGCAGAACAAAAAATCCTTACACATCGAATGACGATTTGATGAACACTCAAGAGCTTGAAACTCTAATAATGTTTCGAAAAGAAACTGAGGATATGTCCGACGATGAAAAAGAGCGTTTTAACAAAGCACTCTTTAGCATGATGAAAAATGCTCGTGCTCTTGCCAAAGATGATTCTTTCTGGAAGTAGGTGGCTATTTGAAACGATTTACAAGACCCTCAAAAGAAACTTACTTACAATATCACGAAAATGCAAACAGACTACTTATGGATATATCTAACCATTTCAATGTCCATATTTCTCAAATCACTTTCGACCTAATCATTGAATTCTTTGAAACTAAGTTTAATATTTTATTTGTCTATTTTGAAGCGGATTTAATGTACAAATGGTTATCTAATAAAAAACAAGAAGTCAAATACAATTTAACTTCAAAAAATTCCCTTTCGTTAGTTGATTTTAGTTTTTGTAATGTTTGCTCTGGAATGACAATTCCTGATTTCGAAAGAAATCGTTTTATCGTTTACATAAATCAAGATGTTGTTAAGAGTAGAGTTATGTTCACAATACTTCACGAATTAACTCATATATATTTCCATCTTATGAGTTCGGTATATGATAAAGTTCTAGTTTCTAAGACCTCGTCAAACTATAGCGACTCCTACCCAACTGAGATTGCCCCATTAGAGGACGAAGCAAATACCATTGCATCAATTTTGTTTCTCAACGATTATAAACTGCTTGAATATATAAATTCTGGGCTGACATTCAAACAACTTATTGATCTCAGTCAAATGTCAAAACCTGCATTACATAATCGTTTGATGAACTTTCTAATGTATAATTGTAGTTGCCAAGAGTATTACGCCCTCAGCATAGTCCAAGGGTACAAAAATGACGAAGACTGGGCTATTTTGACTTTGCAACAATTTCAAAGAGAATTACAAGAAATTGCTTAAAATACAAGAGGTAAAAAAAACACAACGACATCCGAACTATTGGGGAAGTTGTCAGTGTGTATAGAGAGAAATAAAATAAAGGAGAATACCCATGAAAAAACTACTAACCACATCAGCAATCTTGCTTACTGCTACTGTTCTAGTAGCTTGCTCTAACAATCAATCAACTACCAAAGATAGCTCGGAGCAACCAAAAACGGAGCAAACCAAAGCGAACGAAAAACCAGCTTCTAAAAAGGCTACCAGCTTAGACGATTTTAAAAAAGCGCTAGAAGATCATGGTTTTACCATTGAACGAGAACAAGAAAAATCATCTTCGCTAGTACAAGCAAAAGATGGTAAAGGATTCATTTTACCAGATGGAAGCTCAGTAGAAGTATATCAGTATGAGGAAAACAATCCATACTTTGCGACAATCAAGAAAGATAAAAAACTACTTGATCAGCCTGTTACAATTTACGGTGATTTCGTTGTTATGATTGTTAACCCGACTGACTCAAAAGATAAGATTTTAGATAGCTTCAAAGGATTTGAATAATAAAAATCCCCACACTCGCCATCGCCAAACTTTGAGTGTGAGGAACTTACGTATAAGAAACAACCATTCAAAAGGTCGTTTTCTTGTACCCATTTTATCAAAAAAGTGAGGTAAAATCAATGTGGATGGAAGAATTGCCAAACGGCAAATATAAATTTTTTGAGCGATACAAAGATCCATATACTGAGAAATTGAAAAAAGTGTCAGTCACGATGGAGAAGAAAACTCCCCAGGCAAGAAATCAAGCTGCTATCTTACTGCAGGAAAAGATAAATCAAAAATTAGGGGAAAAACAACATTCTGTTTCTAATATAACTTTTGAAAAACTATATGAGGAATTTGAGGAAAATTGGAAACATGGTGTTAAAAATTCAACAGTATATGCTTCAAAAAATGTAAAAAAAGAGATTTTAAAGCAGATAGAGGGCGACTACCTAGTTAGAAATATTAATAGACGTTTATTACAAAAAGTAATAGATCAACTATTACAAGATGGGAGATCTCATAACTATGTTTCTAAAATCAAGTTCAAGCTCAATCAGATAATGAAATTCGCTATCAGAATGAATTATATTAATACAAATGAAATGCTATTTGTTGAAACGCCTAGAAAAGTAATTACATCCGACGAACTCAGGAAGAAAAATACAAAATACTTAGACCAAAAAGAGTTTAAGTTATTCATCCAAAATTTAAAAGATGAGGCCCTATGTGATTATCGAATTACAAAGTATATCCGAATAGCTAAAGTTCTTTTTCTTACTGGCATGCGATATGGAGAGCTGGCAGCCTTAAACTACAAGGAGGATATAGATTTTTCTAAAAAGACTATTCACATCAAGCATACATACGATTTCAGGCAAAAAGAGAGAACTACACCAAAGACAATCAAGTCCGATAGGGTTATAACAGCACCTCAAAAAGTGTTAGATATTATCAAAGAGCAAATAATAGAGAATGCGACAAATGGATTTGATACAGATTTTATTTTCATCAATACTCTAGGAGAACCAATAACAAATGCCAGGGTTATTTGTGCATTGAAAAGACATGGTCAAAAAATCGGCATAGAAAAAAATATAACTACACATACATTTAGACATTCTCACATATCCCTACTTGCTGAATTAGGTATCCCCTTGACTGCTATCATGGACAGAGTAGGACATAGTGACTCAAAGACCACACTAGAGATTTATTCTCACGTTACCCAAAAAATGGTATCTGACATCTCTAGTAAGTTAGACAAGATAAAATTTTAAATTGTGCCCCTCGACTGCCCCTTTTTCTTATAAAAGACAAACAAAAACCCCTTAAAGTGTTGATTTTAAAGGGTTTTTAAAGTGCACGAAAAAAGAGCACACAATTCAAATCGCTTAGGGCTGCTGGATTCCTCCCCTGACCCGCTTCACGCAGAACTGTTGCTCCACTATTTATTATATCACATTCCTATTCATTTTAAAAGCAAAATTATTTTTTCCGTCTATTTCTAAAAAAGTCCTGCATAATAGCTGCGCATTCATCTTCCAAAATTCCCGTTTCAACCTCCACACGGTGATTGAGACGCTCATCTGTCAAGATATCGTACAAACTCCCAGCAGCGCCAAATTTCTGGTTTTTAGCCCCATAGACCACGTTTGGAATACGGGCAAGTCCAATCGCCCCACTACACATGACACAAGGCTCAATGGTCACAAAAAGCGTGCAATCCAGCAAGCGCCAACTCTCCTCACTCAGGTTCGCATGCTCTATAGCCATAATCTCCGCATGCATAACCGCTCGTTGTAACTCCTCACGCGCATTATGCCCACGGCCAATGATTTTTCCGTCCTTGACAATCACACAACCAATTGGAATTTCATCGTGTTCAAGAGCAATCTCAGCCTCTTTCAATGCCTCTCTCATAAAGACTTCTTTTTCTTCAACTGTATAATTCATCAATTTCCCTTTTCCTACTTGTCGATTTTATTATTATATCATGAATCCCAAGACAAAAAAAGCCACCGAATGCGGTGACTTTATAGGGAGATTATTATGAAAAAGAAAAGTTTAGGATATTTGTTACAACAAGTTAGGAGGTCTTCTTGTAACTGTCTATAGTATACCCGACCTATCTTAAACAAATCTTAAAAATCTCTTAGGACCAAACACTTTCTAAAATATTTGTTTGTTCACGACCAGGACCCA